AAAGTGCTCAAAGGAGTTAATTTCTTTTCACCCAATCTGACCCCGTTTCTCTCGCGGTAAAGGAGTACATGATGGCGACTGTGAAATTACTGACTCTCAAAAATGGTATCACACTGATTGCAGCGCGACTCGATAATGGCACCTGGAAACAACCGATTCAGGTAGCGATGATGCCGCCAAGAAGTGCACAAGATCAACCCTCCCTGGCCTTTCTTCCGTTCTTGGAATACTCTGAAGAACACACCACCGGTATCACCATTGATCCAGCTGATGTGCTGACGGAAACGACCCCTGTGCTCGAACTTCGCAACAAATACTCGTCGATCTATGGTTCGGGGATAGTGCTTGCTTCTTCCCCACTTTCGTAGTATACTATAGATATGCAATCCTTCTATACAGATGTCCGACGATCGGGCAATGATATTCTATATCGTGGAGTCGAGGGTGGTCGGCGGGTCAAGCGACGAATCAAATATGCGCCGACTCTGTTTGTGCCCTCTGATGCGGCTACGTCCACTGAGTATCGGTCTCACACTGGACTGAAACTTGGAGCCATGCCCTTCGCCTCAATGAAGGATGCCCGTGACTTTATTGATCTCTACAAAGAGGTCAAGGGATTCAAGGTCTATGGTAATCAACGGTTTGAATATACTTTCATTGGGGAGTCCCATCCTGAAGATATCATTGACTGGAATATCGACCATCTGAGTCTAGCATATCTTGACATTGAAGTGTTTTCTGATGAGGGATTTCCCACGGTGGAATCTGCGGCCTATCCCATCAATGCGATTACGCTCAAACTTTCCTCAACAGGACGGTATCATACCTTTGGACTGGGTGACTATGTCCCCAGTCGTGAGGATATTCTGTATACCAAATGTCAGTCTGAATCAGACCTCCTCCAACGCTTTCTACGGTTCTGGCGCGAACACTATCCCGATGTGCTGACCGGATGGAACGTCAAGGGATTTGACGTGCCCTATCTCTATCGTCGCATCAGTCAGCTCTTGGGTGAACCGCTTGCCAATCAACTGTCACCCTGGGGACAGGTGCGCGAAAAGATCGAAGCCGGATCATTTGGCAAAGATCAGATTGTCTATGATGTCACGGGGATCGCGACCCTTGATTATCTTCGTCTCTTCAAGAAGTATGCCCCCAATGCCTCACAAGAATCCTATGCCCTCAATCACATTGCCCAAGTCGAACTGGGTGAAGAGAAACTCTCCTATGACGAGTATGATTCGCTCGCGCAACTCTCGAAAGAAAACCATCAAAAATTCATTGAGTATAATATCAAAGACGTTGAGCTCGTTGAACGTCTCAATCAATCGGGCCGTCTTCTGGAAATGGCCCTGACCTTGGCCTATGCGAATAAAGTCAACTATGAAGATGTCTTCTCGCAGGTCACGATGTGGGATGCCATTACCTACAACTATCTTTGGAAGCAGAAGATGGTGGTGCCTCCCAAGTCTGGTCTCACCAAGACCGAGGCGTATTCAGGGGCCTATGTCAAAGATCCCCAAATTGGAGCCCATCGATGGATCGCGTCATTTGACGTGGCCTCGCTGTATCCTCACCTGATTATGCAATATAACATCGGGCCCGATACTCTCATTGATCCTACGCAGTATACAGAGGAGATGCGACAGATTCTCTCAGCTGGAGTCTCGGTTGAGTCGATGTTGACTCAACAGGTGAAGACCGCGGCGCTCACGGACGTTACGATGACACCCAATGGACAATTCTTTACGACCACCACGCAGAGCTTCATGGCTGCGCTGATGGAACGCATGTATACCAATCGGACCGTCTATAAAAAGCAAATGTTGGCCGCACAGAAACAGTATGAAGTCGAACAAGATCCCGCATTAAAAGCCTCGCATCTTCAACAGGTCTCTCGATACAAGAATCTCCAGTTGGCCCTCAAAGTGAATCTCAATTCTTGCTATGGATCAATGGGGTCAGAATACTTTCGATTCTTTGACACTCGATTAGCTGAAGCCATTACCACCTCTGGACAGGTAGCCATTCAATGGGTCGAACATCGCTTCAATCTCTACTTCAACACCTTGCTCAAAACCAAGGGCGTGGATTACGTCATTGCGGCCGATACGGATTCCAATTATCTCAATCTGGCCCCGATCATGGATAAAGCCTTTCCGACTCCGCTCCCCACAGAGAAAATGATTCAGGTCATGGATCGATTTTGTCAGGAGAAACTCAGTCCTCTCATTGCTAAGGCGTTTGAAGACCTCGCGGTGTATACCCATGCCTATCAACAAAAGATGATGATGGTGCGAGATGTCTTGGCCGACCGAGCCATCTGGACTCAGAAGAAGCGGTACATTCTCAATGTGTACAATGCTGAAGGGGTGGCCTACGTGACCCCCAAACTCGTGATTCATGGTCTTGAGGCGATTAAATCCTCGACGCCCGCCTCTTGCCGAGTGCGCATTAAAGACGCGATTCAGCTCATGCTGATGGGCACTGAACTTGAAACGCAGTCCTTCATTGCGCAATTTCGCGCAGTCTTTGGCCGATTGCCTATTGAAGACATCGCCTTTCCTCGATCCGTCAATGGTCTCAAAAAGTATCGCACGTCTCTTGAAGTAGCCGGTGGAGGGGTACCGATTCATGTCAAGGGGTCACTGGTCTATAATGACATGCTCGAACAAAAAGGACTCACCAAGAAATATGATGTAATCCATGAGGGTGACAAGATTAAGTTTCTCTACCTCAAGGAACCCAATCCCTTTCGATCGCATGTCATGGCCTTTCCCATCCGTCCACCCAAAGAGTTTAATCTCGCACAGTGGGTTGATTATTCGAAACAATTCGAAAAGTCATTCGTCGATCCTATTGAGAATATTCTCACGGCGATTCATTGGACTCCTGAACCCCAATCTACGTTGGATTCCTTTTTCAGCTAAGGAGACGCATGATTCATACACTGATTCCGCTCTTAACGGCGCTTCTCTTATCTGGGATTGCGGCGTTCTATTCGATCATCGGACTCTTTCAAATTTTTCCAGGGGCCAAACTGCCGATTCTTTTGATGGGCGGCGCCCTAGAATTAGCCAAGTTGGTCACGGCCGCTTGGCTCTATCGTAATTGGAGTCGTACCCCATTTCTTCTCAAAACCTATTTTCTGGCCGCCGTCACAATCTTGATGCTCATCACCTCAATGGGCATCTTTGGCTTTCTGGCCAAGTCACATCTTCAAACGGCAACGACGGTGGCCGCGACGACCCTACAACGCACGACCCTCGACTCGCAGGAAAGCATTCTTAAATCCCGCTTAGACTATTTGTTAAAACGGGCCGGTGACCCATCCACGGCCTCATCTCGCATTGACCGCGACATTCAGCGCACCTCAAAGCAACTGGAAGATTTAACCACGAAGAAACTGCCGCTACTTACCTCTGAGAATATCTTACTGGCTGATCTCGGACCGATTCGGTATGTGGCAGAATTTATCTATGGGTCCAATGACCCGGCGACGATTGACCGTGCGGTGCGAGTCGTGATTGTGATGATCATTATTGTCTTTGATCCGCTGGCCATTCTGCTCTTGATTGCCGCCAATATGGGATTTGTCAGACCGTCTGATCCCATGCCCACGACTGCGTCATTAAAAGCCCAACGTCAGAAGCTCAATCAATTAGCGTCTAGATTGAAGCGTGGAGAACAGGTCATTCAGAAGAAGAAAATTTATCGATATCGATAAAACACTTGACTTATCGTATACTCTAGAGTATACTAAGAGTATGAATTCAACTGCTATAAAGGAGTGACGATATTATGGGTGTGCTCGATAAATTGAAAAAGAATACGACGATTGATGATTCCTCCCCACTGGACAAATCTCGATTCTTTACCAAGAAGGACATGATTCAAACGTCGGTGCCGATGGTGAACGTGGCCTTGTCGGGTCGATTAGATGGAGGACTGGTTCCAGGCTTAACCACCCTTGCTGGCCCCACTAAACATTTCAAGACTTCCTTTGCGCTTCTGATGGCGTCGGCCTATCAGAAGAAATATCCCGACTCCGCGATTCTGTTCTATGATTCAGAGTTTGGCACTCCGCAAAGTTATTTCGCATCCTTTGGCATCGATCAGACCAAGGTGCTTCACACGCCGGTCACGGATGTGGAGTTGCTGAAGCATGATATCATGGTACAGCTCAAGAATATCGAGGCGGGAGACCGTGTGATGATCATCGTCGATTCAATTGGCAATCTCGCGTCCAAGAAAGAAGTCGATGATGCCGAAGAGGGCAAGTCGGTCGCCGATATGACTCGAGCCAAGCAGTTAAAGTCGCTCTTTCGCATGGTGACGCCGCATCTCACGATTAAAGATATTCCAATGGTCGTGGTGAATCACACGTATAAAGAAATTGGTCTGTATCCGAAGGATATTGTCTCTGGTGGTACGGGCAGTCAATACTCGTCTGATACGATCTGGATTATTGGTCGCCAACAGGAGAAAGTCGGCACTGAAATTCAGGGGTATCACTTTATCATTAACATTGAAAAGTCTCGATTTGTTCGTGAGAAGTCAAAGATTCCCATTACCGTGACGTTTGAGGGTGGCATTCAACCCTACTCAGGCCTGCTCGATATTGCTGAAACTGGTGGATTTGTCGAGAAACCATCCGTGGGGTGGTATTCAGCCAAGCATTATAAGAAGGGCGCGAAGATTCGAGCTGATGAAACGCAGACGACAGAATTCTGGGCACCGCTGTTGGCTAATGACACGTTTAAAACCTATGTACAAAAACGATTTGAGGTAACGTATGGCTCGATACTTTCCTCCTTGGACCAAGAAGCCGTTCTGGAGAAGTAGTTGCCCCCCTCAAGAGGGAGTCGATTATCGTATTCTTGAAAGTGACGGGTGTCTGATGATTCGGATTCTGGAGCCACGGCACTATGGCACGACCTATCAGTATAGCCGCGTGTCACTCCAAGAACATGAGGGTCGCGGTGTACTCTCATATACCTATGATTTGCTCTCCACGGAGAACGATAATGACTTGACAAAAAACCCAGAATTAGATAAGATTATTGGAGACATTCTTGTCTCTATTCTTGACCATGGAGGACCCCCACATCATGCATCGGCTGGAACTCGCAATTCTCAAAAATCTTCTCTATGATGAGAGCTATAGTCGGAAAACACTCCCCTTTCTAAAAGCTGAGTATTTTCAGGACCGAGCAGAGCGCATTCTCTTTGAGGAAATTCACCAATTCATCACCGCCTACAATAGCCCACCCTCCTTCGAAACCCTCGTCATTACGCTTAATGATTCTGTGATCTATCGGGAAGATGAAGTACAAAAGGCCACGGCCACGCTGAGTGAGATTCAGCAGGGCAAGGCTGAGGTGTCTGATCCTTCGTGGTTAATTGACCAGACCGAACGATTCTGTCAGGACAAGGCAGTCTATAATGCGGTACTGGAATCCGTGGCGATTCTCGAAGGAAAGGATAAGCACCAATCCAAGGGATCGATTCCTGAACTGCTCACCAAGGCGCTAGGCGTCTCTTTTGATTCGTCGGTGGGACACGATTACACCGAAGATTATGATGCTCGATTTGACTTTTATCACCAGAAAGAAACTCGCATTCCCTTTGATCTTGACTTCTTTAATAAAGTGACCAATGGTGGATTGCCGAATAAGACGCTGAACATCGCCCTGGCAGGATGTGTGCATCCCGAGACGACGGTGATTCTGAAAAATGCAAACGGACAGGAAGAGTCTGTGGCGATTTGCACACTGGGTCGCCTCTTAGAACTCCACCCCGTCGTCGAAGTCAAATCGGTCGATGGATGGGTGCCTGTGACTCGCTTTGTGGACAAGGGTCGGTGGGAGGAATATGTGCTGGAACTCGCCTCTGGACAGACGGTCCGTTGTAACGAGAATCACCTCTTTGAAACATCGTGGGGATGGGTGTCTGCGAAAGAGTTAGTCGTGCATCGCAATCTGAACTATCTGACTCAGACCGGATATGTTCGCGGATCTGTCCATACGACGGGGCAGACGATTCCTATTGTCGATATCATGATTGGTCACCCCAAACATCGCTATTTTACCAACGGAGTCTCCTCGCATAATACGGGCGTCGGTAAAAGTCTCTTTATGTGCCACATGGCCGCCTCAGCACTCTCACAGGGCAAAAACGTACTCTACATTACTCTTGAGATGGCTGAAGAACGCATTGCCGAACGCATCGATGCCAATCTGCTCGGAGTGGATCTGAAGAATCTCGTCAATCTTTCGCGGGAAGAATATCAACGACGATTTGGTGCGCTCAAATCCAAAACGTCAGGTAAACTGATCATCAAGGAATATCCAACCGCCAACGCGGGATCCATGCACTTTCGGAATTTACTCAATGAATTACTCCTAAAAA